CTCGGCTTAGCCGTTGATGGCGCTAACGGTGACACACCAACAGTGCTTGGCCCACGTCAAATCGTTCAAGCAAAAGCATTGCTTGGCGATCAAGGCGAAAAGCTCGCTGCGATCTGCGTACACCCCAATGTGTACTACGACTTGATGGAGCGTCGTGCAATCGACTTCATCTATGACGACACTGGCACTGCTGACACTGGGGCAACTCAGGGTTCGACTGCCAACGCATTCGGTCAGCCACAAGTTCCTACTTTCATGGGACTGCGCGTGATCGTTTCTGCAGACGTACAAAGTGCAGGGGCTTCCCCGAACACTGAGTACGTTTCCTATCTGTTTACCCAAGGTGCAATCGCTTCCGGCGAACAGCTTGGCCTTCAAACAGAAACGGATAGAGACATATTAGCTAAAAGTGATGCAATGAGCATTGACTTGCACTATGTCTATCACCCAGTGGGATCAAAGTTCTCCTCTGCTGTTTCAAATCCAACCCGCGCACAACTGCAAACCGTTGGAAACTGGACAAAGGTTTACGAGACCAACAACATTGGGATCGTGCGGATTACTTCCACTTCTAACCTTGATTGAGGGAGTAACTAACCATGTCATCCATTTTTGAAGCAACAGCGGGCAAACTTATTGGCCCGACAACTGGCGGTACTGTCACCCAGGCCACCAGTAAAGCAACAGGTGTGACTCTGAACGCAGCTTCAGGTCAAATCACCCTTGACGATGCAGCCCTAGCGGCTGCCGCTGAAGTGACCTTTGCGGTTACTAACAGCGAGATCGGCTCCACTGACGTAGTGGTGGTGAACCACAGTTCTGCTGGCACTGCTGGCGCTTACTTGGCGCAAGCAACCAACATTGCTGCTGGTTCATTCAAGATCACCGTTGCGAACCTGTCAGCAGGTTCATTGGGCGAGGCAATTGTCTTGTCCTTTGTAGCTCTGAAGGGCGCAAGCTCCTGATGGGTTTATTCGCTTTTAGGCGAATGAAGGAACGCGAGGCTGCTGCGCAAGCGGTGGCCTTTGCCCCTGAAAAGCCAAAATCAAAGACTTCTGACGTGAAGCCCAATGGCAGTAACAATCAACGCAACAGTGGGCGACGCAAGCGCGAACAGCTACATAACGCTGGCTGAAGCTGACGCTTTTGTTGAAGCGATGGTTGAAAGCACTGACGCTGCCAAGTGGACGACAGGCAACGCAGATTCGCGTAATCGTGCGTTGACAGCAGCAACACAGCGGCTTGACCGCGAAAGATTTTTAGGAGCACGCGCCACTGACACCCAGGCATTGCAATGGCCGCGTACTGGCGTGCGAAAGCCCGATACCTACGTCAATACTTACGCGACCGGGTTTCCGTTCCGCATATCCGACGATTATTTCACCGACACCGAGGTTCCTAATCAGGTCAAGCGTGCACAGATTGAGCTTGCCGTTTACCTGAAGAACAACGTTGATGGCATCAGCCTTGGCGGCCTTGAAGACTTTAAGAATGTCAAGATTGGCAGCCTTGACGTAACGCCTGACAAATCCGGTGCTGTTGGTGCAGATCGAATCCCGCCAATGGTTGAGCGTTACTTGACAGGGCTTAGAATTAGCGGACCAGGCAACATCGCAATCAAACGGAGCTGATCATGGGCATGGGTTATTCGCCGTCAAAGGCAATCATCATTACTGATACAGCAGCGCACACTGGCAGGTTTTACAAGGTGGAAGCCTTGAAGAATGCAGTTATTGCCGCAATAACTTCTGAAGGCATCACTGAAAACGGATCAGGTGCCCCGTCTGCAGTTGACCTACACCATGGTGCTTGCATTGAAGGCGTGCTTTTTACTTCGATTACTTTGACTTCTGGTCATGTCGTTGTTTATAGCGTCTGATGGGACTTGCTCAATCCCTTGAAAAAGTGGCCGGAACGGTTATTGCAACCTTTGGCGGTGATGTGACGGTTCGTTACGTTTCTGCTGGTGGTTATAACGCCACAACGGGCGCAATTGCTGAGACAACCAGCGACACTGACGTGAAAGGTGTGTTGGAAGGGGTGAGCGTTCGCGAAGTAAATGAGCTTATCCAGCAAGGCGATAAACGCTTGACGGTTGCCGCTACTGATTTGCCATCAGCTCCTGAAACGAAAGATCGCGTTGTAATTAGCACGATTGTGCATCAAATCATTCGTGTTGAAACGACGGAGCAAGACAACACGGCGATTACTTATGAACTAATCCTGAGGGCATAACGATGGCACGCAATATTCCGATTACTGGCATCGCTGGCTTGATGGAAAAAGAAATTGAGCATGTCGTCAAGATTGTTGCTCTTGAATGGACAGCCGAAGTTAAAGAACAAACTCCTGTTGACACTGGAAGACTGCGGAATAATTGGCAAACAAGATTTCGCAAGTTTGAAGCGACCATTAGAAATAACATGGAATATGCAGAGCCGGTTTTGTACGGCAATAACTTGCCTGAATCTTGGGGCGGCAAGTACCGCACACGTCAAGGTGTCGTCCCTGGTTTTCCTGATGTAATCGGGAAGCAGATCGCAACTGTAAGAGTGCCCAAAATTGTTGCAGCGTTTCGGAGGCGTAACTAATGGCTGCTGCTGATCTCAATGCAATCAGGGCCACCATTGAAGGCAGGCTCGCGACAGAGCTAGCCAGCAGCCCTGCAATCCCAGTCGTGTTTCACAACATGGCGTACGAGCCAACGCCTAATTCGTCATTTGTGCAATGTCTTGTCAGTTTTGGCGCAAACGAATATCTAAGCCAAGGGCTGACAACTAATTCTCAAAACAGAATTATCGGAATTGTCACCATCAATATCTTTTCTGCCAAAGGTGTTGGTCCTGGAGCCAATTTCATCATCGGCAAAAGGATTCGAGACCTTTACAATAGGGTCATCGTGTCGGGGATTTTCTTCGACGCTGCAACAGGTCCAGAGGCGTTGCTTTCAGCAGCACCCGAGGGCTACTTCCAAACCCAGGTCCGTGTGACCTTTGAATCCATCGAGGAACTCTGACCATGGCAACAATCCGAGGCGAACAAGGAGCAGTCCAGTTCGACGCTGCAGGCTCATCTAACGCAACAATTGTTGGCACTCGTAGCTGGAGCTTAACCACTACGAAAGAAACAATTGATACTACAAAACAAGGCGATACTTTCCGCAGCTTTGTTGGCAGCCTGATTTCAGGATCTGGCACTGTTGAACTGGTTTACGACCCAGACGCAACAGGCCAAGCGGCTTTCCTTGAGGATGTAGTTACAACTGCTGACACAGCCGACGCAAGTTTTGAGTTGTTCACCACCGGCACAACTGCTGACACCGATTCAGCCAAGTTCAATGGCATCATCACCGACATGGAGATCACTTCAACTGTTGGTGAATTAGTCGTTGTCTCTTGCAGCTTTATCACTAGCGGCGCAGTCACTTTGAACTTGCAGTGATCTAAGGCTATGATTTAAGCGCAAGCTTTTATTTAATGGCTGAAAATCGCACCGTTGATCTGCTGGTTGGGGCGTTTGATCTCAACCAGCGTCGCAAGTTTGAACTAAAAAACGCTGAAGGAAAGAAAGTTGTAGATCTGTTTTTCAAACCGATCACACGCGCTGACCGCAAAAAAGCGCAAAGCCTTTCTGGGACTGAAGAAGCATTAGACATCAGCACGCAGATGCTGTGTCAAATGGCAGAGCTTGAGGATGGCTCAAAAGCTTTTGTTTCTGCTGATGCTCCCAAGCTGCAGCGGCAATTGCCTGAGTCTGTATTAAACGAGCTTGAGCTGTTCTTGTTTGGCCTTGGCGAAGAGGCTGACCTTGAAGAAGCAAAAAACGACTGAAGCAGGACAGCTGGCTCAATTTTGAGTTCTTTCTGTCCTGCGAACTGGGAATGACGCTTAGCAGGCTTCGCACGGAACTAACCGATGCGGAGCTTGTGCATTTTGCTGCGTACTACGAATTGAAGGGTGAGCGAGAGCAGCAAGCAATGGATCGCGCAAAAACAAGACGGCGGTAAGATAAGGCCAGCACTGGATCAGTCGTGGCAAGAGCGAGCGTTGAACTGATCGTCGAAGCCGCTAAGGCTGTTAATCCGCTGCGAAAGGTTGAGCAGCAAAGCAAAAAACTTGAGCAAGCTTTTAATAAATTGCAGCGTAAGAGCAAAAGCACTTTTGCCTCTGTTGGTAGAGACGCTAAGAAAACAGTTAGTGCAATGACTAACGTAAAAAATGCCATTGCAGGAGCTGCAGTTGGGTTTGCGTTTTTCAAGGCTGGGCAGGCTGGCATCGCAAGGGCTGAATCTGTAAGGCGCTTAGAGTTTTTGGCAAAAGGGTATGGCGAAGTAGAGCAGGCTCAAGCGGCAGCAGCTAAAGCATCTAAGAAATTTGGCATAAGCCAGACAGAGGCCAACGCAGCTTTTGCAAACATCTTTGCAAGGTTGCGACCAGTCGGGGTGTCCTTAAAAGACATAACTAGCATTTATAACGGTTTTAATACTGTTGCTCGTTTAAGCGGGGCTACATCTGTAGAGGCGTCAAATGCTTTTACTCAGTTAGCGCAGGCTCTTGGCTCTGGTGCATTGCGTGGTGATGAATTTAATAGCATCTCCGAACAAGTTCCCGGCATTTTAACGGCAATCAGCAAAGAAACTGGTATTGCACAGGGCTCTTTGCGCAAGTTTGCAGCAGAAGGGAAAATCACAAGTGACATAGTTTTAAAAGCTCTTAAAAGAATTGAAACAGAAGGTGCTGACCAGCTTAAAGACGCCTTAGGCGGCCCCGCACAAGCTATAAAGGACTTTCAAAATGCAACCGAAGAAGTTCAGGTAGCACTTACGCAGGATGTTGTTCCTATACTGGCTGAATCCTTTAGCGGTTTGGCTGAGTTAATAATTAATTTAGAGGGACCAATACGTTTTATTGGGGGTGTCGCGGCTGACACTCTCAATCAAATTAATAGCTTGATTACTCAAGCGACTAAGCCTGCGGCTGCTGCGGCTCGACGAGATGTAGAAGCAGGTTTAATACCAACAAACATTGTTGCAGGGCTTACAGGTGGTGATGTAAGAGGAGGTGCAAAAGAGCTTTTTGGCGAAGCCGGTTTAGCTGATTTAGAGGAGCGTGCCAAAGAATTTTCAAAACTGCGTGGTACTGGCTTTCAAGAGACGCTTTTACAATTTATGCAAGATCGTCTCAAAACCATGGATGCTGTTCCTGGGGCAGGAGACAGCTCTTTTGATCCAAGCGCATTATTAAAACTAAAAAATAATGGCAGCAGCAAAGGCGCTGCAGCAAAAGAACGTGTTGACATGTCGCAAGAGTTGTTTGACTTAAACAAGCGTTTGCTTGGTCAGTCAGATGCTTTAACTGAAGCAGAACGAATTGTTCTTAATTTTCAAATTGAAAAGCAAAAAATTTCAGAAGCCAACTTATTGCCGCGTGAAGAAGAAATAGCACTATTAGAAGCAGCGGCTGGTTTTGAGCAAGATATTTTAGATCGGCGCGAAGAACAGCAAAAGCTCACGGACGAATCAAATAAAAAAGCAGCGAAAGAAGCTAAGCGCCAAGAAGAAGAAGCGCAACGTCGGCTTGAGGCTGACCCTGGTTTTCAGATGCAACAGCAGCTTGAAAAGCTTTTAGAGACACAAAACCAAGTTGCATTTGCTGCCACATCAATGGGCAACGCATTTGCCAATGCTTTTGGTGATGTTGTTACTGGTGCCAAGACTGGGCAGGAAGCATTAGCAGACATGTTGAAATCTATTGCTTCTGATTTCTTAGGAATGGCGCAAAAGATTATTGCTCAGCAATTAGCGATGATTTTGTACGGAACGATCATGAAGGCGCTGGGCGTTTCAATGCCTGGGGGTGGTGGCAGCTCTACTGATCCTTTTGGGACAGGGCTTGACAGTGTCAATCAAATTGGCGGCAATGGATTTATTAGTCCCTTCGCAGAAGGCGGCTATGTTACCGGCCCAACCAACGCATTAATCGGCGAAGGCGGCGAGCCTGAGTACGTCATCCCAGCATCCAAAATGCGTGAAAGCATGTCGCGTTATTCGCGTGGATCACGCGGTGGCGGTGTCATTCCTTCTGCTGGCGGATCATCTGCATCAGGTGATGGTGGCGTTGCAGTTGCCGCACCAATCGATGTTCGCTACACCGTGGAGCGTATCAACAGCGTTGATTATGTAACCGCTGATCAGTTCCAATCTGGCATGAGGCAAGCTGCTGATCAAGGTGCTAAACAGGGTGAACAACAGACATTAAAACGATTGCAAATGAGTAGTGGTACGCGTAAGAGGTTAGGAATGTGACGCAGTTTGCTTTTGGTCACGCATTGCAAATTA